AAAAATTCCAGGTCGCCGCCGCCGTGGTTGCTCCTACCGCTCCCGTTGCTGTGCTTGCCGCCTGCCCCGCCATCGGTCCTGCATACATCGTGATTACAATCATTGCAACCATGGACAGGATATTTTTACTATCGTTACCACCGCCGCCACCTGCCACTTTAGGCATAGCGACAATGTAATCATCTGGCCGGACAACAAGCGATCGCATTTGTAACTCAGTTAATTGCTTGCCGCCATAAAAAACCTCTAGCTCGCCTTCCGGCAACATAAAATGAGGATAAATATAATCAAAAGGAGCGTACCCTTGCACGTATGGGGCTTGCTTCCGCTCAACTTCTCGCGTTATGGGGTTTTTGATTATTAGTAGGTTTATTTTGTTCAAAATTATCACCCCGGTTTATAAAATCCATCAACCATCCGTTTCCAGGTTTGACCGTGGAGACCGTTAAAACTGTCATAACAAACGCCTGCCGATTGATAGTTGTGTATAAAATTACCCCCGCCTAAATAAACAGCCACATGGTTGACGTGAGGCCGGTTAAAACGCATCGTAATTAATGCAGGAGTTGGCGGGTTTTCGACCTTGATCCATTCACCGATGTCCCGTTCGTGAGTCTCTTTAATCGTGTCAAAATCCAGCGCCCAAATATGATAGTCCTTAACATCGACCCCGAACCGGTTAAAAACTTCCTTCGCTAAATGCCAACAATTAAAAGCCTTTTCATCAAACGGCCTACCAATTAAATCCGAAATAACAATATTCATACTCCCGGAGCGCCTCCATATCTTGCCGAGTTATTAAGTTCCCGACATCGTTTTAGAGTTCCGTCGCAGGCCGTTTTCGCCCCATTGTAGGCGCATTCAATTCCCTTAAAGCCGGTTGAGGCTAGGTAGCTGCAAAAGTTTTTCATTGTCGTTTTTTCGGGGAAGCGTTTTTGACCTTCGTCTGCAACTCCAAGAGTGATACTGCACCACGTTCCATCCCGGCCCGAATTTTTGACGATGAAGTATTCTTCCCGCATCGCCGGTTCGCTTAAAATATTGGAATTAACAACCCTTAAAATTACCTCTGTTCCGCCGCCACCCTTAACCTGGGCCAAGGCTGCGCCAACCGAACGAGTGACGTTTGAAACGTTGAGGGTAATATTTGGGGTTTCTTTGCCGTCGTAGTTGATCGAACCAAGTTTAAACGGGAAAGCAATATATTCCCTTCCGTTCCAAGTTATATTAGCATTGTTATTCACGATGTAAATAGGCGTAGGCAAAAGGATATCCAATATAACTAAATCGGCCCCCGTAGTAGAGAGCCGATTTTTTTCGATGATGGAGGCTATAGAAAGATTGCTCATGGTTCATACCTCCTGAAAGGTTAATTCAACAGCCCAATGATTGGGGGCTGATTTGCTACATTTTAAGGATGTTATGCGCCCGTCTATATCGTACATTGTGCAGATTTGTGAAGAACCTTTGACAGTGTTTTGATAAAAATCTAATAATGTAACCTTGTCCGCGTCTGGCATACCGTTCCAGTGGTAGAGATAGGTAAGGCGTGACTTTGTAAACCGCGCCCGACTGATTACCGATCCGTTTTCCATTTGGGTTGAAATGCCCGGATCTTCTGGCGTGACTTCATATTGATACGATGGTTTTTGAATATTCGGAAAAACTGGATTAGCCATCATCTCACCGTCCCTAATGCGTCACGAATGCCGCCGGTGTTATTATTAAGAGCTTCCAACATGACGCTAACTACATATTGTTTGCCATCAAATTTTGGCTGAGTGGTTTTAGCTTTGAGGGGTATCCCCGGCGGGTTGACAACTTGAACAGTCACATTAGACCCACCTAAAGCGTTATTCGGTATAATCGTTCCGCTTGAATTCGGGGTAAATAGTTCCGGTCCTTTTTCGCCGACAATGTACGACTTGCCATAGCTAACCGGCCCGCCGCTCGCTGCGTATCCTCCGAAATTTGATGTGGTCGGAAAATCACCAACCATGCCGCTAGTTGTACCGCCCCCGCCAAAAGCGTTCGTCATCCAATTTCCGAAAGCACCGGACATCATTTTTTGAGTTGCTGCCTGCGCCAACATCCCGGACCAAGCCCGGAGGATCGAATCGCAAAAGTTTTGAAAATAATCACCGAAACTATCAAATTTACCTTTAGCAACATCGAAAAAGCTGTCACTTAGGCTTTGTTCCATGCTTTGAGCGGTATCGGCCATTATTTGTTTGGTTTGTTGTGCCCAGGTATCGTTTGCCTTTTCGATCTCTTTCATTTTTAAATCGTAATACTCTGCGTAAAGGTCTAATATTTCCTGTTTGCCCTTGTAGGTGTCCTCGAAATCTTTCTTTTCCTCATTTAAGGCCCACTTTTGATACTCGACATCGGAAAGGGTAAGAGCTTTAATTTTGTCGGTTAGCTGTTTTCTGGTTGCTAATATTTCTTTGTCGGTTAATTTGGTTTCATCCAAAGATTTAAACTCATCTAATATTTTTTTGAGTTCTTCGGCGAAACCACCCTCGTCCTTTTGAACCGGCGGATTGGTTAAATCTTTGAGCTTCTTTTCGGTCTGATCTATCTGTCCGTCAAGTTCTTTGATTTGCTTGGTCAGCCCAGCGATAACGGCCTCTCTTTGCTGTGTCGATACCGGTTGATTGGCGGTAATACCGGTTAAACTAAAAGTATTATATTGATCGCCCCTCGCCGCCTTCGTTTGTTCTTTTTCAAGGTCTTTTTGCAGGGCATCTCGAACCTTTTTAAGTTGTTCAAGTTTTTTGGTTGCGTCGCTAACATTGGAAAGGTTTCCAATTTCGATAGATGAAATCCTAATATCATTACTGAGCTTGCTGATCAACGCCACGATTGCCGCTACTCCGGCGATAATTGCGCCGCCGATCAGAAACGGCTTAAAAGCGGTCGCTAACATCCCCAACGCTTCCCCGGCTGTCGCCGCGCCTCCTGTCACTGCTTGAATAGCAAAAGAAATAGAAGAAAAACCCTTTGCGACATTGATAAGAGGGAGCATCCTTAAAACCCCCAACAGTGCCGAGAACGAGGTAATGAGCTTGCCGGTTATCAACAGTATCGGCCCTAATGCCACCTTAAATGCCACTACACCAACAACTACGTTTTGAATTGGTTGGGGCATTTTTAGAAAAGCATCTGAAAGATCATTCAATTTCTCGGTCATCGGCATTAACATTTCCATTAGTTTATTGGCAAACGGCAATAAGGCGGTTCCGATATTTGTCAATGCCAATTTCATATTATCCATGAGGGTTGAAAATTTTCCGAGAGTAGTCCCGGATTGCTTATCCATCATCCCAAAAAACCTGCCGCCCTCACTTGTTGCGATTTTAAAGGCTTGCGTTACCATATCGGCAGAAATAGCGCCCTCGCTCATTTTGTCCTTTAATTCTGCCATACTTTTTCCGGTTTTTTCGCTTATGATCTGAAGCGGGTTAAATCCTGCGTTAATCATCTGCAAAAGATCCTGACCTGTTAATCGTCCGGTTGACTGTACCTGTGCAAACGCTAAAGACAGGGATTTTAGTTTGTCTGAACTCCCGCTTGCCACGTCCCCCAACATTTGGAGCATACCTTCGACTTTTTCTGCTTGGACTCCAAACAGCATCAATGTTTTGGCGCTTTCGAGTAAATCCTTCGATTCGTAAGGAGTTTTCGCGCCCATTTTTTGCAGGTTTTCGACCATCCGGCTTGCTTTTTCAGCCGATCCGGTCATAACTTCAAAGGCGATCTTGGTTTGTTCGAGGTCGGCGGCTAGTTTTATCGCTCCGCCACTAGCCAAAGCCAGTGGAGCGGAAAAACCCATAGTAAGCCGCGATCCCAGAGTCGAAAGCCTATCGCCGAAACGTTTTAACCGATTTTCCGCGCGTTTTAATCCTTGGTCGAACTCTTTGTCTGACAGGCCTAATTTCACCCATAAACTTGCTGCTTGTGCCATTTAATCACATCCCCTCCGGGACATCTATTCCTTTTTCTTTTGCGATTTCAAAAAGTTCCTCGTCGGTTTCCGGCGGGGTTGTTAGTTCCGCCGTAAACTCATCCAAGGAAGGATAGGGATTTTCCTTTGAAGCACCAAACGCCCGACCAACCGTTAAACCGATTAACCAAGCGTTTTGAATCATCATTTTTTGGTTGTGTTCGTTGAAGCTTTGACATTTAATCTGGTACTCAAAAAGAGTCATTTGATAAAATTCATCAAGTGATAAATTTAAAACTCCCATTGCAAACGGGAGTTCCCCGTGAAAATAATCAGTAATGCGGGAGTAGGTCTTTACTCCTTCGCCTCTCCCGCGCTTGCGTTTCCCTGATCGTCGTCCTCTTTTAGGCTCAACCCGACCGCTTCATTGATTTTTCCAATCAAATCCTCAAAGTCGGAATTGTCTAATATTTTTGTAACCCTTTCGACGGTCAACGATTTTTCTTCGTGAATGAGACCAGCCCAAACCAAATGAACCATAAGGGTAATAGTGGGCTTGTTCTGGATCTCTTTTACAATCTCAAAAAAACTCTTACCCTTTAACTCTTTTTCAAGTGCCATCATAGCAGCGAACCCGAATTTTAAATTTCGTTCCTTATCAAGTTTAATAGGAACTGATAGAACAGCCATAAACTTAACCCTCCCTCATATAAATACCATTTTTGCCTTGAAAATTTAATTGGTCATTAACAAGCCCGTCAACCGGTACACTAACCGCCGAAGTACTGATAACGGCGTATCCCTCGAATCGAGTTTTGGCGGTTCCAAAATCGGTGTAGAGTACTAAAATTACCTCTGATCCCATCCGATCTAAAAAGTTTCCGTCGCTCGACCAAAACTTTTCTGCCGTAACGGTAAAGTTTTTGGTTGCCAAAATAAACTCCTGCCATTCGTCGGATTCAAAGGTTGTAATGTCGATGGTATTGTTATTGACGGTTAAAGACCAGTTAAAAAACCCGGCAAGTTGTTTAACGGTGATATATTTCCCGGATACCGTTATGACGTCGGTTTCTAGGTTGGCTTCATCGAATACAATCACACCGCCGGGATACTCCGCGCGGTAACCACCGGTGACTACAACCCCGTTTTTTTCGACCGCCGGGACGGTGTTTTGATCCCAATAACATTTATCTTTATCGGTTATGGTATAGCGCTTAAATTCCGCGTCCGGTGTCATGGGTTCATCTTCAAAAACAATGGCAGGGTCTTGACTTTGTATCAAAACCCGGCCCGCTTTTCCTGGTATTGCCAAGGTAATCCCCTCCTTATGCGGCGGTAAACGCCAACGCGCCCGAACCGGTCAAGGTAAACGACAAAGTAACCTTATCATTAACCGGAGTACTTACGGATACGTTGCTTACGATTGCATTGCCGGCAAATTTAGGAGCCGCCGCGCTGGTTAATCGTAGTTCAACCGGGATCGCGGTTTGTTCGGAAAGGAAAATATTATTGATTGCCGCGATTTGTCCGTTGGTGTCAGAGGCTTTAAAGTTGGCGGTTACGCTGATAGACCATGATTTAGTGCCGTTAATAAACTCGCCCCATTCGTTACTATCAAAATTTGTCGTGTCAATCGTGGTTCCATTTACGCTTAGATTTGCCTCGGTAGTTTCGGCAATTTTCGCTGGAGATTCTCCAATATATAGACCTGCGTTTTTACCTGCTACAGCCATTTTAATGACCTCCTTTAAATATCATCGTATATAAACATAAAATCTTCCATTCTGAGGAAGATTTTCGTTTCTGAATCGTATGTGTCGCGCCTACCCTCTTGTAGGACAGATTGAATTGTTAATCCACTTTCTCCGCCCATAAGCCCGGAAAAGTCCTTAAAGGCTGCTTTTAATTGCTTGGAAACTGCCGTTCGCGAACTTGCCGAAGTCGCCTTAATAGTGAATTGCCATCGTTCCTCCCGCGAATCGGGATCGGTTCCAAGCGCGTGATCGTCAATGCTGGAAATTAATTGATAGATTAAAACCGGGTAAGTTTTATTTACTTCTGGTTCTAAGTCGGGGTAAACCCGGCTTGAAATCAGCGTCTTTAACCCGGTATGAGTTTTAAGATATTTTTCGATTGCTTTTTCGATGGTCAGTTTAATCCCCTCCTCCCGGAAGGCCTTTGATTATTCGCTTAATTTCCGAGCCAACTAGCGCTCTAACCGGCTTTTTAGATTCATCAAGCGCCGGTCTAATCGTCGGGACTGCTGCAATTTTTTTGTTAATCGAATCGGTCCACCGTGTTCCTTTTTTGCTGCGCGCTATTTTTTCCCCAGCCGCTCTACGAACATTCCGTTCGGCAAGTTTTGTGTCTCGACCTTGTCCCGGCAAGGCGTGTCCGTATTCCAGGGCATTCATACCAATGGCAGTGTCTTTATCGGCATTTAGTCCACCAACCCTGCCAACGGTGAAATTTCTTTTGTGGTCGTCGAGTTTATAGGTTGCTTCACTTTCAAATTTGCCGGTTAAACGATGGGCGGCCAATTTGGCTTTCCAAAGATTGACGATTATTTGCAAACCTTTTTCAACAATCGGCTTTCGCGCTTCTTGAAGTTTTAATTGATATTGTTTAAAATTTTTTCGTACCTCTTCTGAGCTTTTGGGATCTAGCCCCACCGTCATTTTCATTTAAACCACCTGCCTTAAATGCAGTTCCACCGAATCGTTCTCCCTCAAATCAATCGCCGCCGTAATCTCAAACGTTCCCCGGCTACATTTAACTCTCATGGTAGAGTTAACACCCTTGATGTATTGCAAGGTTTTAACCAGCCCGGAAAGTTCGGCGTTAACCTGTTTGGCTCCGAAAAATTCCCGGCCACTGCCGATCTGTAACTCCGCCCACACTTGGCAAAAGGTTTTCCAGTTGTCCTTAACTCCGACGGTTTCTGGGTCTGAGTAAGGGTAATTAGCTTGAATTTCGATTAGTTCGACGGGGTTTTGAGGTTGATTGTTGGGCATGATTAACACCTCGGCCATTTGGGATTACATAGAGCGCAGGACATTTCTTTATAGTGTTTAAGCTTTGCGGCGCGTTGCTCTTTGTTTCCGAACATGTGATCATAAAAATAATGACCACACTTAAAAACTGACTTTTCTAATTTACCGCCTCGCTTTGCTTGCGCCTTTGCACTCGCCCAAGTATCACCAAAATTATTTTTAATAAAAATACTAACAAAAATGAAATAGGGCAACCAAAACAACGCTTTAATCTTTTTTAACACTTTAAAAATACCCCCTTCTCCGTCCCCAATCTAAAGCCTTATAGCTAATATCATCCATTGTCAACGATCTATCATCGTACAGTTTTTTAATCACCGTCAACATCCACCGATGGACGCTTTTATTCTCGGTTTTGAAGTCGTCAACCGTTTCATAACCGGCGACAAACTCAATTACAATTCCGCCGGATTCCCTTAAAGTAATACCAGGCCAGGACTCGCCGTAATTTAAAACGATTCGGGGATAAAAGCGGTCTAAGTCTAAGTAATACTTTGTATTGCTTAAAGTGTATTCCGTTCCTTCGGTATCGTAATATTTAACGGACGTTACCGATTGAACCGGGCTTTTTTCGAGTTCGATAAAGTTTTTGTAACAGCCGTTTTTGTCCATTGG